CTATTTAATATACACATACCGTGAAGTAAACCAAATTATTGGTTTACCATTTTTTACTTTAACGTCTTCGTTACCATTTTTGTCTACAGTTTTTGCTTTAAACGTTAAATAATAAAGTCCAGGATTTTTAACATACAGTGCATAACTTATGCTCCTTTCCGCAGAAATAGGTACAATCAGATCATACATTGGCGTGTGATCAGTTTTTTTATCTTGTGAAATAACCTCATAAAAATTAGGATGATAAGTCTCCAATGCTTTTATTTTATCATTAACAACCTTAACACTCTGTATAGTTAATGATTCTTTATCTAAACCTATATGTATTGGCTCAGTTCCATTATTCTTAATAGTAACAACTGGAAGAATATAGAATCCATCGTCCCCTTTTTCCTCTGTAATATTTATAGAAAATAAAGTTGATTCTGTGCCTTTTATTCTCTCTTGTATTTCCTGTAATTCTGCAGCAGCCTTATCTCTTTGATTTAAAGCATCAAAAGTATAAGCCCCCCAAAGTAACGTAAATATAGTACATAGCCCTACAGTTATATTGCTGAAGTTGGAATGTTCATTCCAAATAGCTCGAAAATAATAGACTGTAAGACCTATGATAAAAATTAATATAGCAATAATGACTATAGACATTATGCTCATATCATCCACCTATATGCGTTGAACTACCATCACTGGGAAAGTCATCTTCCTCAATATTAGAATCAACAAATTCACTATTTTGATTTGCAGCACTCAGTATTAACTGCCTTCTAATGCTCGGAATATCTAACTCATACTCAATGACATTACGATTAGATTCAATGAGTTCAGTTATTTCCGCGAGATTACTAGTATAGGTTTGATTGGTAAATTCTAATTCTTGGGCTGGACTTATGGTTGTCAATATTAAATATAAAAATGCAACTCCTGCATATCTTGATTGACTGCTAAACTTTAACCACAAATCACCTGGTGACATTAAAATTTGTTGAGAAGTTAAATCCAGAAGCCCACCATTTGAATATCTGACCATAGCATTTTTCAGATCTTCATAATTTATATTTAATGGGTTCTCATCATTTGATTGATGCTCAGAAATCATGATCGATAAAACTTGTATTCTATCAATCAGTTCAGCTAATTGTTTTAATGTATGATGTTTTAAAGCAGCAGATTGCTCTATCCTCAAACTACTATAATAATCATTCCCATCGATAAAAAATGAAGAAAGCCAGTGAAAAACCTCCTTAGAATTATCACCTAAAGAAAATATCGCTTGATACGCATTAAACGATTTTTGAATTGTTATTGGTATTCTATTCCTAGGTATAGGATCACCCCATTGTACGTCTCTACGAACTTTAAATCCTTCATTTGCAGGAAATATATCTGTAGCATAATATGGATTTGATTTGATAATCCCTGGTATTACTTGGCTAGAATTTAATGTGAAAACAACATCACCAACTTTCATATCAATAACAAAGCTCTCAATTTGAGGCTTAACATTCTTTGCTGTTATAGCATTAAAACCTTCAAGTAAACTAGCCTTATTTGCCTGTGTTATTGGGTCACTAAATGTAAGCTCGTTAATCTGTAGATTATCTAAATGTGCTGTAGCAATTATCTCATTCTCAATAAACTCACTAGCAAACCGATATCTAACACCAGGACGAACTACCCAGCATTTTGATGCTAAATTAACTATTCCAATTTTAAGTGGCATACTCATTATATCCCATAAATAACTACTATTAATTCTATTTATATCATTTAGTTATTTATTTTGATAACTTATTTTGATAGTTTTTTGATAACCATCCCAATACGACAATAAAAAACGGGAACTGATAAGCTCCCGTTAACTATTTCACTGTAAACTGAATTACATGTGTTTGATGATTGCGTCACCAAACTCTGAGCATTTCAGGAGCTTAGTACCTTCCATCAGACGTTCGAAATCGTAAGTGACGGTCTTGGCAGCGATTGCCCCTTCCATTCCTTTAACGATTAAGTCAGCAGCCTCAAACCAGCCCATGTGGCGCAGCATTAGATTGAAATCACTTTCTTAACCATATGATTTAAATAATAAAACATCATCAGAATTATTATCGGATACAAACAATATTCTTTTTTTCAACCAGTTGATTATTTTATATTTTATTTCGGTTTTGATAACTGGTACTTCAACCAAAATGCTACACAGCTCTATCTGCAATTTGACTCAATACGTTTATTCAATGTCGCTCTATGATCAAAACAGCTCGTACAGCAACAACAAATCTTTGCGCCTCTTATGCCTCATTAACTTTTCACCACCGGCAGCTGACTGAAATTTGTCGTGTATGCCGGTGACAGCATTTCACGCTTCATCCTGTACCCGCTGTCACTGCCTTTACCGGCAAACCACACGCGGCCCAGCCCACTATTATTTATTGTGTCGATGGTCTTCATCAGCTCATCGCTGTTTTTGAATGGCTGCCGGGTGGCGAACATATCGAACTGAGTGACGGCTGAATCCGTGAAATCTGACAGGATGATGCCTGCTTTATAATACCGGTACCCGTCACACCAGATACTATCCAGTGCTCTCATGGCGGCATTGATGATGTCCCGCGTGTCGCAGCTGGGATACTCGAGTGAAATGTTTGCACTGTTCGCATAGTCTGGCCCGTTGGCATGTCTGCTGGTCTGCACAAACAATCCGATCATCCGGCAGCGTTGCTTTTCTTCCCGGAGTTTTTCGGCTGACCGCTCGGCATATTCACACACGGCCTTTCTCATGGTGACAATGTCCGTCACTTTGGTACCGAATGACCGGGAACAGAGGATCTGCTGCTTCACCTTTCTGACTTCTTCCAGCTCGATACAGGGTTCCCCGTTCAGTTCCCGCAACGTGCGCTCAGTGACAACACCGAATGTTTTACGGATAGTCGCCGGTGCGGTGTTCGCCAAATCTAATGCCGTGCGAATCCCCATGGCGTTCAGTCTGTCCGATATTCGCCGACCGATCCCCCACACTTCACTGACCGGTATCAGTGTCAGCAATTTACGCTGGCGCAGCCGATCAGAGAGGTCGACCACTCCACCGGTTTTTTTCCATGTTTTTGCTGCATGGTTGGCAAGTTTTGCGAGTGTCTTTGTCGGTGCAATGCCAACACCGACCGGAAGGTGTGTTTTCTGCAGAATAGCAACCTGTATCTCACGGCCGTAATCTACCAGACTGAATGTCCTGGTCATGCCGGTAAAATCGAGAAAGGCTTCATCGATAGAATAGATTTCTGTGACGGGTGCGAAAGATGAGAGCAATGTCATCACACGGCTGCTCATATCGCCGTACAACGCATAATTTGAACTGAATACTGTCACATTATTTTTGTGACAAAAAGCGCTGCATTCATAATACAGCGCCCCCATTTTGATGCCGAGAGCTTTCGCCTCTGCTGACCGTGCGATCACGCAACCATCATTATTACTCAGGACGATGACCGGCTTACCTGTCAGGTCTGGCCGGAATACTCTTTCACAGCTAGCGTAAAAGCTGTTTACATCCACCAGCGCAAACATCACTGAGCTCGGTGGATGATGTAGGTGACCACACCGAAAATCTGTAAATTCTGCTCACTGCTAATTGCGATAGGCTGATAATCCGGATTCATCGGGATCAGCATAGGTACCGGTGACAGTTGCAATTTTTTGACAGTAAATTCACCGTCAAAACTGGCAATCACAATATCCCCCTCCGCCGCAGTTACCGCACTGTCCACGATAACCACATCACCGTCAAAGATATTCGCATCTATCATCGAACTACCTTCAACCCTGAGTAAATAGGTACTTTCCGGGTGTCGGATCAGTTCACTGTTCAGGTTTATGCGCTCCTCGATATAGTCCGCCGCCGGTGACGGAAACCCAGCGGGGACATGCTCCAGGAAAAGAGGCAATGTCAGAATTGCATCGTCGTTGATCTTGACAAATTTCATACTTAAACCCAATTAACTGTATATGCATACAGTTAATGATAGAGAAATTTGACTGCCTCATCAATCTGATTTTTACTAATCTTATGCGTCACAGCATTGCCTGTTGAAATCAAATCCAGCAGTCCGCTATGAACAAAAGCAGACATAATATTTAAACTAGGACAATCATTTAATTTAAGGCCCGAAAAGGATTAATTTATCATCAGTACAAAAATGTTATTTTATATTGGCATACTTTATCCTTTATTATACCAGCTAAAGCATTAATCAACTATCGTAAATATTATAGAACTAACTACTCTACCTCTCCTGATTAATTATTCGAATAATATTCTATTTTTCTCATTTATTGCTGGCGGTACAATTCTAAAAAAAAAACCTTGAGACTCATTATCTGATTTGTTAATTACTAATTTCAAGAGGTCTAAGCATTCTTTTTGTCTAACATTAATATTTCTTTTGAACTCCTTAATTTCATCAAAGCTATTATCATCCAGAAAAATAAAAATTGACCTGAACAAACCAGCAACAACATCAGCTACTTGTATTGGATAATATTCTGATTTTTTAAAGCTGTAATTCCCAACCTCCCCTTGCTTTGATGTATTCACAAATCTATTTAGTTCATCTGCAATAGTTATTTCCTCATCAAATAGATGTTCTGATTTTGGAAAAGAAACCAGCCTATTAAAATAAAAATCAGCAAAACTCTTGATTAAAATATTTGGTTGATTATTTTTTGTTAAAGTTAAATCAGACATATCCTTACATTTTTTCAGTACATCTAATAGTGATGCTAGCCAATGAAATTCTATCGAGTCACCTGAATCTCGCCGCATGAAGTCAACTTTATTTCTTATTATTTTATATAAGCCTCTAATAAATTTACCTTCACTTCCTTCTGGGATATCTGGGTAGTTATAAGAAGATAAGAAAGATAAAAAAATATCCTTATCAATTTGAATGTATGTGTAGAGAGCATTTTTAAGATAATCAATATTAAGCCGCATGTCGCTATCGTCATAAAATGGATTGAAAGCATTTTTAAATCCCACCCTAATACCTCTGTCCCTTAAGAACAAATATATATCATCAATAATATCTACAGATGACCAATAAAGAGTGTTCAATGCTGAATAATGAATATATAAATCACTTTCCAAAACCCAAGTTAAAAATTTTTTTAAATTAATAGAGTGCAAAACTCCATCAAATGAACCTCTAGCAATATGTGTGAATTTCATTTCTATAATGTTATCCTGAAGATTGAGGACTTTCCTTAATGATTCAAAATTCACGTTTTTATTTTTCCTATACGCCACTCCTCCGAGGATAAAAATAGGTTTATATTTCTTATCTGTATGTATCTCCGTATTTAACTTGCCATTTTCGATCCTAATTAATCTATCATTATTACTTTCATCATATAGAATGAAATACTCTTCTTCAGTTATTGGGTAGCCATACATCTGGAAGTTCCTTTTAGTCGTAAAGGTTATATATTAACACTGACACCTCAGTAAATATAAAATTATTTAATGATTCTATCGACAATAGCTCAATAAATCTATAATTTTAAAGAAATAGAGCCTCTAAAATACCATTCGCTCCTAACTATCTTAATGGCAACAGGTATTGAACACTTTGGCAAAGTATTCATATTTTATAGAGAAATTTTACCGGCCTAACCTCTACCCTCAGCACAGAGCGGCCAGTCAGATTAATTTGAGCTAATACATATAAATTGCTGCGCCAGAAATCCACCAGCACGGCTTTGTTTTATTCCTCTGAGTCTCTGGCCTGTTCCTCTGTTTCCCGTACTTCACGCTCCATCTGTTCAGCCAGTTCACGTTGCTTCACATTCCACACAGAGCCCTGCGGCATTTCGACACGCACATCGAGGCGGGTTGATTCCGGCAGGTCACACGGTTCGCCGTCCTGATAGAAAATGCGCTCACCTTCCGGGGTGACCTCTTTCAGCCGCCAGTTCTGGAAACGTTCCGGCAAATGCGCATGCTGACGGTGACAGGTTTCGATGATAATACTGCCATCTTTCTGTACGCGGTCATCGACATAAACCAGCTCAAGGCCGTTATTGTCTTTCGGTACGGAAATTCCACCGTTTACACCCCATGCGCCATCTGAGTTATAACCGAGAATGCCGGTAATGTGATATTGGCCGGTGCCGGTACGGCGGACTTCCGCGCCTTCGGATTCGTCGTTGGTTTCATAATGGCCATCAGGGTAAATCTGAACGATTGGCGACGATTTTTTATAATATCCACTGCCGTCTACGATATACATATTGGATGTCAGGGCAACGACATCCTCTATCGACCCGCCATTGTTACGTCTGATAGCGAGATAACTCCCTCCGCCATAGTTCGGAATAATCAGATGATGCGAAATATTATTGGAATACCGTGTAACCAGTGCGGTACCAAATCCCACAACAGTCCGGGGAATATTTGAGGAGGAATTTCCGTACCAGTACTGACCGGTTGGCGTGACGAAACTATTAAAATCTGTAATTCCTTTACCACCCGCCTCAGAACCAATACCAAACCCTGTACTGTATTTCACATACACCTGAGTGGCCAGCACACCGGAATCATACGGCACAGTAATAACGTGCTGGTTTTCGCCGTTAGCTTGCCGATACGCAATGCTAAGCATTGATGCTGTACCCGCATGAGGATTTGTCTCCAATAACACATAACGACCATCTGATTTTGTCAGTCTGAAGCCGGTATACTCTCCCGTTCCGTTCAAAGATGCATAGCTGCCGGATGCATTAACAACAAACGGGTTTTGTTTTTTATATGTATATCCGAATTGACCTCCACCGCTGACCCACAGATACGAATCAGATACAGCTTTAACCACTGTGGTTTGATTGCCGGGGTTATTTGATAACATACCATTAACCCATTCCCGCGAAGCCAGCCCTTTTACATCCTCCAGCGTCACTTTTTGGCCGTTCGGCAGCTCAATTTCCACCTGACCGGTATCTGTCATCCACTGCTGCATGGCCCGGAGAAAATACACAATATAGCCCTGATTGGCTGACATGGTGCGGGCTGCATCTGAAATTGTGTCCGGTACCGTGGTGGCGATAGAGTATTTCGCGCCGCTGAGTGTTACCGGGGAATTGAATGACAACACCAGTTCGGTATCACTGTTTACCGCTCGAATCATCATACTGACAGGTATCGTACCGTTCTCAATACAGATAAGCTGGCCGGGTGCCACACCGTGAATATTCTTTTTCCACTGTGTACCGGTGCCGGTCACAATCGGTGATCCGGCGTTAATAGCTATGGTGCCGTTGGTGTAAATCATGGGGTTTCCTTAAATTTCAGACGAAAAAAAACCGCCGGAGCGGTTGTTGGAGGAGATTATTTATTTTGATTTTAGTTTTTGCGGGTCGAAGTCAGCGACGGTAACGGCGATAATCAGTCCTCTGTACTCTTGCCTTTAACACATGTAATTTTGTCAAACGCATCCATGCGGATCCAGCCATGCAAACCCAGAACAGGATCACCTGTACTGAAAAACCGTTTACTGTCCGGCGCATATTTTGTCAGCTTAGCTGAGTAATGCCGGTTATCCAGCCCCTCAAACATATGCCCGGTGCAATCCACTGGTTTGGTGTATACGTTATGGCTGCAGGCTGTCAGCGTGGTTATTGCAGCTAATGTGATTAATTTTGATATATTCATTCTTATATCCCCGTTGTATCTATTATCATTATATATAGCGGTATATCACATGACTCAAAAGATTGTGACGCATGCGGTCTGGAATACGTATCAACCAACAGACGTACTTCCAGTTTAGAACCGTTCATTCGCCAGAAATAAGACTCGAATTCCATATATTCATCATAATTTGTTCTTTTCTGAGCACCACCGCCAAATACAACTGCACAGTTATTACCATTATTAGGCATTGTCATAGACCACATTGTATCAGGCCATAGTTTAAGCCGCTGAACATGCAGTATATTTGCAACGCCCCAGTTAGTATTATATACCACCTGATTGGTTACCGGGTTTATCACAACTATTCCCGTTCTTTGATTACGCACCTTAACAGGAGCGTTGCCAAACTCCCAGATTTCTATATTTCCGCCGGGACCGTCGCGGAAAGGCATCGAGACAAAAGCATTGTTATTCGTATTGTCAAACGCCTGACCGCCTATTCTGACCCAGAATGATGATCTGGCTGCGATCATTTGTGTGTTTGGGTGGACTTTAGTCGGGAAATAAACCTCTTTAATGGTTCCCTGTCCTGCATCCTGCACTTTCGGACAATGAAACGACTGTTTTCTGATTAGCCCTAACGCTATATTAGTGCCGTCAATTTGCATCCGGCCGGTGTCACCAAAACATATAAAACCGTGTTTCATGATTTTACACCATATAATATACGCATATAAGTTTCCCTGGCTCTCTGTTCGTCGTTTCGCCTTAAATTACCCTCAAAAATAATAACGCCATTTTCAACCCGGCAGTCGCACCAGCCGTTATGATTGAACCAAAAGCTCGGATTAACCCAGACAAAAATCTCCCCCATAGGGAGCAGGTTCCGGTGATCCCAGCTGTATTTAAACTGACCGACCGGTGCAGGATTAATATCATGCCAACCGACGAATCGACCGAGTCTTTTACCGGAATCTAATATTTTATTACCGCGATCATCATATACAATAATCCCGTGAGCCATATTAATACCCCGATATATCACCAATAATGACCGTCAGCCGGTTATTGTCATATACTTTAATACCGCCCGCTGTAATACCGGTACCGTTTGCTGTTGTTCCGTCAAAGAACTCAAATTTATTAGCCTTTGCATCCAGAATAAAACCCTGTTTACCCGGCACATAGTTCTCCGACTGCATTTTGTCAGTGACAACCACACTGTTAAGCCATGCCTGATTAATGAACGCCTCACGCATAAAAACCTGTCCGTCCTTCATGTACATAAACATGTCCATCGATTTTTTCACCGGATTATAAAATGCAAACTTCTGAGCGTTAAAGCCGATAAGCGTGTTCACCTCCCCGCCTTTCAGCTCGGCCCCGATAACCATACCGGCGGAATAGTCCTCACCGTTGTAATGGATCCGGACTTTCATATCGTGAACAACGGATGCTTCACCGGCGGCCATGTCCCACTGCGCGCGGATGGAGTTCTGCACCATGGCGAAACTGTCGTCTGCAGTCACCTTAACCGCGTCCAGTTTCTCTGCAAGTGCCTTCGTTTCCGTGACTGTGTAGTTGCGGACTTCGATAATTTCTGCTTTCATCGCGCCGTTTTCGCGCTGCCAGTAGCCCCACTGGCCGTAAGCGTTGTTGGCGTTGTTGATGATGGCCTCAAAATTATCATCCGCCTGTGATTGCAGGTCTTTGATGATTTGTGAGTCACCCAGCCCGGCGGCCACCTCGTCAATAATGGTTGATGCATCGAACTCGGCCACGCCGCGCACAAACTCAGTCCAGGGTGACTGATTGCCGGTTTTATCTACCAGCCGGGCACGGAAATAAAACGCGGTACCGGCGGCCAGACCGGCCAGTTCGTGAGAGCGGGACGGGTACGGCACATCAGCCAGCAGTAACAGATTCTGACCATCGTTGGTTTTGCTGTACTGAATTTCAGTTTTCAGGGTGTCTTCCGTGAATTTCCCGAACTCCCAGTTCAGTTTGATCCCGAATACCAGTGTGGATGCCCGGAAGTTCAGCGGCACTGGCGGATCACCCACTTTCCCGGTCAGCCGGGTCTCCTCTGAATATCCCCAGCCGCTGGAGATTTCCGCTGCATTTATCGCCCTGACCCGCACCAGATAGCGGCCTGAATAGACCCCGGGCACGTCAAACGAGGTGGTGGCATTGCGCGGCACATTGATCCAGTTGCCGTCATCACGCCGCCACTGCGCCTCGTAGGCAATGGCATTCTCTGCCGGTGACCAGGTAACCTGCATGGTTTCAATGCTGATCCCCTGGTTAACGACAGAATAGGAGCTGATGGTAATATCTTTCGGCGGGAACTGGTTGCCGGGCGGAATAACACTGATTGGCCGTTCATCGAGTACCGCGCCGGTGTCTATCCGGTCGTATTTGTCCGGATCATGCATGGCCGCCGATATCGTGAACGTGCCGTCATCATTCTCAGTCACGCTCACCACACGATACTGCTGGGCGTACAGCTCATCTGATTCCGTTACCCAGACACATTCCGGTTCCGGCGTTTCGCTGTATTCAGTGGTAACGGTGAGCACGTTATCCGTGACCATCTGAATGGTGCGGGCCTGTGATTTACCGGACGGCAGGTTCAGCATCAGCCGGTCACCCGGCGCGGTATCCGGTTTGCGGTCGAGGGTGATACTCCGGCCATTCACCGCACTGACGCGGCCGCCGGTCACTTTCCCGGACAGGTTTTCATCCGCCACTGCAATGATGTACCCCGGCTGCGGGATATTACCGTCCAGCCCCACACTGAATGTCACTACCCGGTCTTTGTTGTTGGTGAGTATCCCCCAGCGGCCTTTGCGGTTGGCTTCTGACTGCCGGGTACAGCCGATTGCCGTCATTTCCAGCTGATTAAAGCCGAACCGGTAAACCAGCTCATTTTCAAACACCGGCTCCATCGCATCGGCATAGCCGTTCAGCGGATCTGAGTACGACACCAGAGCGGAGGAATAGCGGGCCTTACTGCTGCTGCCGGAATAGGTGAATTTACCGTCCAGCACGTTGGCTTTGGTGTAGCTGTAATCAATGTCACGCGGCATATCCGCCAGGGTGATAATCTGATTGCCGCCCCAGTAGGTCATTCCCCGGAAGATGGCCGCAAAATCCCGCAGCACGGTATAGGCTTCATTGCGATCCTGCACATACACATCACAGATATAGCGCGGCTCAGTGCCGCTGCCACCTTTGCCGTCCGGTACCGGCTGGTCACAATACTGCGCAACGCGGTACAACTCCCATTTATCGATATTCTGAATTTTGATACGGTCACCGAGGCCGAAACGATCGGAAATCACGATATCGTAAAAGACCCAGGCCGGGTTATTGGTCCATGCCCATTTAAACGAACCGTCCCAGGTACCGGAATACGTCCGGTGCTCCGGATCATAGTTTGACGGTACGCGGATAACCCGCATCTTCGGCTCACAGGTGACCTGCGGGATCGAGCCGTTAAACTGTTTTGAGTCAAACTCAATATACAGCAGCGCGGTATGCGGATAGGTCAGTTTGGCATCAATCACCTCGGTGTAACTCTGCAGCACCATGGTGTCACCAATTTTTGCGCTGTTGGCATCTTCTGTGATTTTCCGCACCCGCAGGGTCCAGGATGTGGCCGACTGCGGCAGATCAATGCGGTGGGTACGCTCATAACCGGAAGTTGTTTTGCCCTTTACAGGTCCGTCCACAACGGTTTTCCAGCTCCCGCCGTCAGTCTGTAAATCAATGGCGTATGCCACCTCGTTACCGACCATATCCCCGTTATCCTCCTGGCGGAACAGGGACGGCCATTTCAGGCGGACGCGGACAGCGGATAGTTGCGGGTTGGTGAATGAGTGTGCCCACGGCGTGCTGCTCTGCACGGTGGTACCAACGGTGATTTCATTCTCCGCCGCAGGCATCCCCTGTATATAGGTTTGCGCCTGGGTGCCGGGACGGTATTCCCACACCACGCCGGGGAAATTTTCCGACCCGTCAGCATTCAGCAGCGGCGTACCATCCAGAAAAATAGTCTTCCCGGTCAGCTCACCGGCAAATTCCCCTTCACCGAGGGCAATCAGCAATTTGGCTTTTGCAACGGACTGTAAGTCGTCCGGTTGTTCGACGGGCGTGCGCGGGCTGCCGCCGCCACCTTTGCGGCCTGTGATTTGTGTCATTGTGGGATTCCTGCTGAAAAACTGAGAAAGGATTACTGCTGATCTTCAACGTAAATTCCGGCTGAGATAACGGCCCCGCCGATGCGGCGCTTACCGTAACCGATCGGTACCGGGTAGCCCTGAGAAACAGTGTTCGTTGGAGCACCGAACGCATAGGACGGTTTATTTTCGCCCTGGTCTTTCATGGCAAGACCTCCCGGCTGCGGGGACAACATCTGGATAATACCGCCCAGCATCATGGATACACCTGTCATGGCCAGCCCGGTATGCATCGCTCCCCATGCTGCCACTGACGCACCGCCTGTCCAGAACGCAGCAGCCACCATCACCGCGCCGAAAATAACCTGCAGCAATCCCCCGCGCTTGCTGCCGATCACAACAGGCACAATCCGGATAACATCATCCGTCACCGGAAAACCGAGGTCATCCACCCCGATATTCTTTTTCCCGCGAAATACCGCATACGTTAAGCCGCGGGATTTACTGGTATTCAGGTAACGTTCAAAGCCAGGGATAGTACAGCACAATGCACGTACCGCTTCCGAGGTTGTGCTGACCAGGCGCTGATGTGTTTTGCCGAAAGTCTTACCCAGCACACCACCAAGTATAATTTTCACCATGATTTCCTGTGACATATTTCACCCGTAAAAAAAGCCGCTGAAGCGGCTTAAAATATGTAATTACTGAATTTATTTACTAAATCACATGCCAAAATAAGGCTTATTTATATCGATATGATCTAATTCCTGCAAAAATTCTGAAATATTATTTTGAACTGACCGATTTATCGATTCTCTTGCACGAACTATTCCGGCAAATGCATAACTAAATGGAACGACACCTTCTGCTGTTATTTCTTTGCTGTATACAACTTTACCGTTAGTTCTGTCAGTTAATTGATATCTTGCTATTGATACAGTTTTCATTTCTGCGCCAAACGATGGACTGTTAATAGCCAAAACTTTCACAGACAGACTCAATTTTCTGGTTGAGTCATCTTTAAAAATTACGTTTCTTGCTAAAGCGTCATCAAGCGCACTTTTCCAAAGCATAGGTACTGCTTCCATCCCTGCCTCTATATCTCCTTTTTTTTCTTCTGGTGACGCCAAAGAGACAGATACCGATTTAAGTTCACCATCAATTTTATTCTTTGACGGCTCAACATCCTGAATAGCAAAGTTAAGCGGAGGTAAAGACTGACATCCTGAAAGAACAAATACAGCAGCAAGTAATACTAAAATTTTCTTCATTAAAATAATCACTTTTAATTGTAAATAGAACACATATGTTAATTAGTTTTCCTTACATATCAAAGTGAATTGAATCACAGTTTATGGTTTCCGCAGGATCATCACTGTGCGGTCGCGCCAATAACCGCCATACGGCACCCGCTGGCTCAGGTGACCGTATAAATGATGCAGCAGCATATTATCAGCCAGCAGAATACCGGCATGATTGGCGACCGGTGCCTGTATCTGCATCACGATGACATCACCGGGCTGCGGATCATCGACCTGAATAAACCCCGCTTCCCGCCAGTTATCGGCGTACCGGTTCTCACCCTGCTCCCACCAGGGATAATCCACCCGGTAATCCGGCAGTTCAATGCCGTGTTCCTGCCGGAACCAGCTCATCACCAGCCCCCAGCAGTCCGTAAACCCGAGCACAAACGGCCGACCAAGTAATGGCAGCTCGCCGCGCGGCTGAACAGTCCGCAGATCCCCCTCTGGCCAGCTGACGATATACCACGGCACACCGAGAGCATCGCACTGTGCTTTGTCCAGTTCTGACGGCTGGGTAGTGGCATCCGGATGACTGTGAACAATACCGATCACCGTTCCCCAATCATCCGCAGCGGCGTAATCTTCCGGCGATAAGACAAAATGTTCCTCCGGAGAAACCGCGATATTGCGACAGGGGAAATATTTCACCACACGGGATTTTTGCGCGATCACCCCGCAGCACTCACGGGGATATTCACGTTCTGCATGTGAAAAAATGGCCGCCTGAATGTTTTTACGCATCCCTATTTCCTCAGTAATGAGGTTCCCGGAAAGCCGCCAAACGGGATCGGATTGTTTTTACCGAAGCGGGGAAAGCAGCCTGTGTTCAGCATGCCGCTGCACTGATCCTGTGCCGGATCATCCACACGGTTGCCGTGCTTATCGAAATACCCGTTCTGCCCGGCATAATCACAGCCGTCACCGGATTTGTATTTGCCGCGTATGCACCAGGTACACATTGCATGCAGTTGCCGCGTCGGGATCAGCACCCCCTGCAAATCCATCGGGCTGGCTAAATCAAACTCGATAACCTCTTTGGTTTCCGAGGATTTGCTGTCGATATAAAAGACCGAGACTTTTTCCTGGGTAGGATCTGCCGCCGGGTTGCCATCCGGAAAATTCGCCGCATCCAGATAGTGTGCCAGGGTGTCGTGTATCGTGACTTTCGCTTTCAGCATGTCATCGTATGCCAGACACAGCGCGGTGATTGAACCGTCGAGGTTTGCCACCGATAACTTCGGCTGTGCGCCGGATCCGGTGGTTGATGCCTCTATCCCTTCAATCTGCGCAGGCCAGGCCCGATACTCCTCTCCCTGCCACCAGATGGATTTCGCCGGTAATTTTTCCGGATCACCACCGGCGGCAGTAATTTCTGCCTCTGTATGTGGGATGTTGTATGCATGGAACCGCAAAATATCCGGCGCACCGAATGCGGTACCGTCAACCTCAAAAAGCCGGACGGCATTACCCGGTTCCAGCTTCTGGTAGTCATTTGTGATCATGGTTTAAATGCCTGGGTAAAAGTGAGAGAAAGTGAATAGTTGTCACCGCCGAGCGGGGTGAGCTTATGTTCGTCGCACCGGTACAAACCGACCGGCTCAAGCGGGGGTTTCCACTGAAAAGCCTTTATACCGCCGTGACGGTCGATAAACTGACGGATAGCCGCGATATACTCCCCGCGACCGATAAATTCCAGTGACCACTTCTGGCTGCGGGGATTAAGACCGTCACCGGACACCTGCTCATAACCATCACCGAACTTAGCCCTGCGGGTTTTATAGGTGATGTCTTCCGTGGGATTAACACGGGGACACCAGGTGAAAATTTCAATCATTGACGGGCCCCTTTCGTAACCGACCAGATGGCACCGCCGGGCCGCAGATCTGTATTAATCAGCGCCCGGTAACGCTGGTCTACATACTGCCCAATCTCCCGGCCAAACTGTTCATAACCAGCTGACGACTGCGTCTGGCTGCTGCCGTTACTGTCAATGGTAATAAACACCTGTGGTGCTGCAGAACCGGTATTCTGATTTCTGCCGATCGCCCGGACACCGAGAGAGCCATCCGCCGCCCGTGTTAACGGCATAATCGCTTCCGGTCCGGCCTCACCCATCAGCCCGGCACCTTTGGCAAACGCAAAATAAGTCGGGGTGCTGACTATCTGATTACTGTACGCACTCAGGCCAGGGGAGTCATAAACTCCGCCTTTGGCATTTGCCGCGGCACCTCCCAGAAAGTTACCGACAGCACCAATCCAGCCACCGGCATCTGACATGGATTTCAGGCTGTTCACGATGGCAGCGTTGACCAGTATTTTCTGGATGGATTTAAGGACATCTATTGACCAGTCGCGCCAGCTGGCTTTATTTCCGTTCAGCATGTCAGTGATGTTATTCACCATACCGCCCATGGCGCTCTGCACTGCTGATGCGGTTTGCTCCGCATAATCTCCGGCCTCAGCAACCCAGTCTTCCATCCCCCGGGTAACCCCGCTGGTCCAGTCAGACTGAACCTTCTTTATTTTCTGATATTTCAGGTTGAGCGCATCAATCTCCCGGTTATAAGCTTCGGTCGCACTTTTTCCCTGATCAGATTTGGCATAAACACGATCAATCTGCTGACGCTCATCGTAAAGACTGCGCCGGTTTCCGCCCATTCCCCGGGTTTTATCAATTTGCTCCGCTTCGTCACTGAATTTCCGGGCACCGTCACGCATCGCTTTCAGCGCATCATCCATTTCACGCTGCTTTCTGACCGCCTCGTCGGCCTTTTGTGTCCACTCCGCCAGGGCAACAGAGGATGCGCGGATCGCTTTTCGCTGCTCATCCGTCCATTTGGTACCGGCCTCATGCGCAGCCGCATACAGCTCTGCGGCCTTCTCTCCCTGCGTGGCCCTGACTTTCTGAACCTCCGTAGCCACACTCAGATCCGCCATTTTACGGGCATACTGCTCCGCCTGACGTTCCGCTTCTTTCTGCTCTTTATTGAAAGCACTCTGGGCGCTTTTACCCGCTTTCAGTTCCTTACTCAGCTTTTCCTGATTCCGGTAGGCTGCCACCTGATTATCAATGTATTTCTGCCGGTTATCGGCAAATTCGGGTTTATTCAGCAGACCGATATCATCTGCGGCAAACTCAGCCTGCCGGATAACACGGGCTTCCCCGGTCAGTGCGGACAGTTCTTTGTCCCGCTCTGATTTCTGAATGAAATCCTGCTGTTTTTCGCTGAGAGGCGCTGCCGGGATACGCATCGAGCTGTTAACCAGAGCCAGGCGGTTGGTCAGGATCTGATTTCCGGCAGACATTATCCGGTTAAATTCGCTATGCTCCGCATTCACCATCAGTAATGAATGACGCATATTATTCTGGGCAGCAGACTGCTGACGAATAAGAAAATCACGCTGACTTTCGACCGCCTTCAGTGCTGACTGAATCTCTTCCGATTTTTTGCTCAGCTCATTAAGTCTGCTCTGTTCAACCGAAAGCTCATCCTGCGCAGCCGCCAGGGATTTAACCGCATCTTCCTGACTGATCAGATGGTTAATCAGATAGCCGTTGATGCTGGGGCCGGGTGAGGCCAGCATCTGCTGATATCCTGCTATCGCTGATTTTAATCCCTCAACTTTCTGACGCTGCTCATCAACCAGTTTATTTTGCACCGCCAGCGATTCTTTGGTTTTACCGGAGTTATCAGCGGTTTCCGGCAGCGTCATTTTATTAAGATTGGCACGAACCTGGTCAATGGTGGCGGCGTATTCAAGTGCGGACTGTCTTGCCTGCTCCTGCTTCTGGTACATCGTGTACCAGGCACCGGCACCCAGCATCACCAGCCCCGGAATACCACCGACCAGCCCCAGCGCACCACCAAGAAGACGTGAACCGACAGATGTGACGTTATTCAGGTTGTTTTGTGCGATATTGCGGGCGTTAATATTGCGTGCAACGGATGCCTGTACAGCGGCAAGCCGCTTTTCTGCGCCTGCCTGCGCATCGGTTCCGCGTGCAGCTGCCAGTGATTTTTGTGCCCGGTACTCTGCCGCACGCGCTCTGGCAACCGCAATTTGTGTTCCGCGCAGCTGAGCCTGTGCAAGAGCGACCTCGCCTTTTGCGGCACTGGCCACCCCGATGGTTGCTTTGGTCACACTGGCGGTCAGCCCGCCGAAATACCGCGCAAGGCCAACCCCGACCAGCGCACCGGCAACGGTGGCAATAGTGTCTATATTTCCCGCAATACCATTCAGTGCGCCGGTCAGCGTGCTGGTTGCGCCCGATGCCTCATTAGCCCCGCCAACCCATGCCATGAAGGCGTTTTCAATTTTCTGGGATGCGCCGCTGACAGTCTGCGGTAATTGCTCAAATTCTTTTCTGAGCTGTTCAGTGCTGGTCAGAATTGGCACTATCTTGTCAATGGTGAGCTTACCGCTCTGTGACATTTCACGCAGACCGCCGATGGTCGTTCCCATCCCGTCCGCCAGCAGTTTTGCCAGTCGTCCGCCGTTCTCCATCACCGCGTTAAATTCTTCACCGCGCAGGACACCGGATCCGAGAGCCTGACTCAGCTGTGTTATAACAGAGCTGGCTTCTTCAGTGCTTGCACCGGACAGCTTCAGTGAAGTCGCGATGGTTTCCGTGACTTTTGCCACATCCCCCGAGGCATAACCCGCATCACGCATCGACTGCGCAATACGCGCGTACAGGTTGGTATTTGCCGCCAGTGATGTGCCGGTACGCTGACTTAACGACATCAGCTCCTGCTGCGCCCGGCTGAAATCCTCCGCAGACACAGAGGCCAGTTTCAGGCGACCGCTTAACTGGCTCCAGGTATCGGCATAACTGATAAGCTGCTGCGTGGCAAAAGCACCGGCCATAGCCCCCATTACGCCGGTTACTGTCGATTTTATTGATGACAGTTCATTGTTCAGCTCACTGATTGCCCGTTTCGTTTCGCGTGATGCCGATGCTGCTTTACGGCCGCCCTGCTCCAGCGTCCGGTAATAGTTCTCCCCCATCCGTGAAGCACGCGCTATTTCAGACTGAAACGAGGAGGAATTTGCCGATATTTTAATAATAAGCTCACGAAGCTTTGCCATTACGTCCTCTGCTATGTCAGTACAATCAGGTTTCAGATACCGATTTCAGAAAACCCTCCAGCCCGTCATCTGCCTCACCGTTACCCGTTTTTCCCCATTGCAGCATCGCATCATTCAGGCTGAGTTTGCCGCCCTGTGCGCCGTACAGCGATGAGACAATATGGGCCGTCTGTATGTCACTGCGGATGTCCCCGATCGGACTGAGGCGGTCAAAAGCCATCCACATGGTCAGCTCACCGGCGCTCATCGTTCTGGTCAGTTCATCCACTGTACGCCCCATCCGGAGCGCCAGTGTCATCAGAAAAAACATCCCGGGCTGTGCTACTTTTTTTCCGCTTCATCCGGCGTGGTCATCAGGTCAAGCGCCTGTTTCAGTAAACGGGCATGAACCGGCCCGTAAACAGCCATCACTTCTTCAGTGTCGTCATCACTGAACACCCGCTCTTTATCTTCATCCAGCAGCACATCAGAAAACATCACCACATCTGCACGCAGATTGCGCTGCGCCTGTTCTGCCTCTGACAATTTTTCATCACCGTCTGCGCCGGTATTCATCAGCTCACGCCATCTGAGCCAGGCTGCCGAAGACGGTTCCCGCAGAATAACGGTGACTCCGCTCCATTCAGGTACCTTCACCATCTTTGAACGGAAGGCGTTTTTTGGACTGAGTGCCAGTTCTTTTAATGACAGTTTCGGATTCGCCACGGCTTATTCCCTCTTTCCCGGCTCAGTTACCGCCCCGTTTTTCAGCGGAACAGGCTTACCTTTCATGCGCAGCGTGAAAGACGCGGTGACCAGCCCGCTGGTTGCCGCACTCCAGCTGTTCTGACGGACTTCTGCCAGGAAGGCATAACCATTACCTGACGGAAATTCCACTCTGAACGCATGGACCGTGTCATTGTCGCGGGAGAACTGAACGGCACTCCACGGGTCAAAACCGAGTTCACGTAAATCCTCACCTTCGCACCATGCCAGAATGTCGGCTTTGATGATGTCGTGATCGACAACCTCACCGTCCGTCAGTTCAAGATAACCGGCAGCTCCCCATTTCCGGTACAGGTCAGCGATATGCTTCGGTGCAGTCACCACTCTGTCCTCCGGCAGCCAGAATTTGCACTTCATATGCAGTTGTCCGCGCGGATCCTCATACACTTTAACGGCTGCGGTCACATCGATTTTGTTTGACAGATCCACACCAACCCAGACCGGGTAATTTTTCAGCTCATCATCCGGCGCATTTTCAGGGCAGCTGTCCCACTTACCGGTATCCATCCAGGCGGATTCGGCATTCACCCACATATTGAGGTGCTTGGTCAGGAAATTAGGCCGGGCCGCAATCTGCTCTTTTGCCTTTTTCGCCAGGCGGCGCATATCGTCAAAACGCTTACAGACACCCAGCCCCGGATTAGCTTTTATCCAGATGCTTTCATCGAACGGGTCATCATCCTCATCCGGTGTGTAAATTGCCGCGAAAAAGGTGTCATCCTCCACCACGCCCCGCAGCACCTTGATGGCGTAATCCCGCAGTTCGTAGCAGATGCCCTCGCGGTTAAACCCTGCCGTGGTAATCGCAAACAACAGGGATTGCAGACGGGCACCGGTCGCGGTTTCCAGCACATCCCACACATCACGGGTTTTGTGGGCATGAAGTTCGTCCACAATGCCGCAGTGAATATTCAGGCCGTCGAGGTTATTTGCGTCACTGGACAGCGGCTCAAACTTGGATGCAGACCGCTCCTGATAAATCGCCAGCTTATTAAATTCAAACAGGCGGCCGAGTGAGCTTTTGGCCTTTTTGACCATGTTTTTCGCATCTTCAAACACAATACGGGCCTGGTCACGGGTGGTGGCAGCCGAGTAAACCTCGGCGCCACCCTCACCGTCAGCGCCGGTCATGTACAGACCGATACCGGATGAGAGGGTGGATTTGGCGTTTTTACGCGCCACTTCGTTATAGGCCGTCCGGAACCGGCGAACCAGCACCGGATCCCCGTCATCGTCGTACTGAGCCTCGCCGGTGAGTTCATCAACCAGCGGGATTACAAAACCAAAAATATTAATCAGAATAAAGGTATGCCACGGCATCAGCTCAATCGGCTTACCTGCCAACGCCCCTTTGACATGCGGGACGAACCGGTAAAAATCCAGAATATGCCGGGCGCGTTCCTCCATGAAATAAATACCGCGCTCAGGGCCGTATTCCAGATCATCAAGAAACCGCTGACACGCCAGGCGTATCAGTTCGCCCGTAACTATTTCTCCGGCAACCACCTGCTCGGCGTACCGGATCCCGTCTGCTACGGTTGCCATTCATCATTTTCTTTGTTTCAGAAATGCCTCGAAAGGATCTTCTTCGGCTGGTGTGTTACCGGATACCTTGGCCCGGGATGCCGGAGTGATACCAAACTCTGACATCATTTTGCAGATATTGTTAAATGCCCGGTCCCGCATAGCCACCTGCGGATGCGCCCGGATAATAATGTCACCCGTACTGGTCGTGGTCTGATAAGACTCCCCGACTTCAGCGATCACATCACGGTGATGTCGCCACTCGATGTATGCGCCGATCATTAATTCCAGTGCCATCCCGTCAAGTCTGGTAATTACGCCGATATCATTAAGTTCTTCGGCCATCCGCCTGAACCAGTATTTTTCCTGTTTAGAAAAATGCTTCGGAGTTGGGGGTACCCCTGACGGTGGTTTTGGTTCTTTTTTATTGATCGGGCGTTTTGATGGGTTACCCCTGACCAAACGCAGATGTGTCGGGGTTCTTGGTGGTCCTGACATAATAGATATCTCCTGTTAATACATGCTGGGGGAACCCCAAAAAAAGTTTTCTAACCTGCGGCGATGTGAAAAAAGGCAAGGCGGCGGTCCTCTGGCCGTGGGGCGGCAGGGATTTGACCTCCCCCTCCCCCATACATCATGAGCAGTCAGCCGCGATTGCGCTCTGTCGCCGTCTTGCGGTAATGACATGGCCAGCACAGGCTTTGCAGATTGCTTTCCGCATCGGTTCCCCCATGTGCTTTGGGAGTGATGTGGTCGACTGTCTTCGCCTCGGTTACCCGTCCTTCACGCAGGCACTGCTGGCACAAATGCTTATCCCGGCTCAGAACCACCAGCCGCAGCCTGTCCCATTTGGTGCCGTAGCCACGTTCGTGTCGACTCTTGCCCTGCTGATGGTTCTCCCACCCTGTATTGCGGTGTTCTTCGCAGTATCCGCTGCGGTCTGTGGTTGTCTTTGCGCAGCCTCGCTTGCGACAGGCGCGTGGTATACGTGGTGGCATAGATTTCCCCAATAAAAAACCCGCCGGAGCGGGTTATGTATTTGTTACGGTCTTTGCCAGGTAGCTCTGTGTTTTTTGCATTCCCGCATTACGGTGCTGATACTTCTCCCCGGCGGAGATTCCATTGCTACAGTCTGCTGGAATGATCCTCTCTTTGGCGGGTCAAGGTACTCAAATGTTAGCTCTCCGACTTTAGCCCACAGATAACAGTCTATTCCGCCAACTACTGACTTAATTTCCGCTGATACGATCGCTATTGTTACATCGCCACCGTGCTCCCCCATGATTTCATATTTCAAAAAATCATTGTCGTCATTGTCTATGTATATAGTTTTAAGCACATTATGCAGAATCATACAATTTCTCACCATTGTGGCATGTACCCCGATACTACATGATGGCGGCAGACTTTCATAAGTCTCTATTAACACCACCCGTAAACGACCGTTTGCAAAGTTTGATAAAATGATTCGTTGCTCATATCTGAGCATAGGACATAAAAAATACCACTGGGCAGTCTATTGGAGTGTTACTGCATAGTTATGTGGTTGGTCAGCAGGATAAATCATTCGCATCCCTGATTTGCCGAAAGCCTGAATACAGCGAGCCTCGAAATCCTTATAGTCAAGCGTTGTTGATTAGTACGCGAGGTTGCCTGCATATTGAACATCGCAGTTAGAATAAACATTCTTCTTCAATTGCATTACATCCCTGTTTTACAATGATTTTTTGATTTTTTAATCACATTGAAATTACGGAGGTACTGAGGGTATACTCAGTACGAAAATAACAATAACTATTTCCTGAATCTTCCATATGCGCCCCTTTATTCTGGGGCTTTTTTTTGCCTCTCCGCTTCTATCTCCCGTATTGCCTTCTTATCATGATTGCAGTTGGCAATGTATTTCATGGCATCGGCCAGCAGCTCAACTGCGCCACCGAACGTCAGATCATCCGGTATCTCTACCTGCTCACAATCAGCGGTCAGTTGGGGCGGAATCGGTATCACCGGTGCGGGTATTAATTCCGGTCGCGTATCTGCGCAACTCACTGACAGCATCAGCGGGAACAGAAACAGCAGCGCATTCACTGACTTTGAAAACAGTTTTGATAACCGTCTTAACGTTGGCATGCTCTGTGTCCTCAACCTGTTTGGCTTTGATGTTGTCGAGTGCCACGCGGTGTCTGATGGCAACAGCTGCAAGCGTGGTGGTGTTTATCGCCTGCTGTGCTGATAACTGGCCTGAGAGTACTGTGTTACTCACTTTCAGCTGTTGGTTATCCCGGTAGGTGTCATATACCCACCAGGCGGCAAAAATAAACAGCGCGGCAATTACCGCTTCTTTCCGGTTCATAGCGCTTCACACTTATAATGGATCACACCGTCCAGCGGGTAACCCTGCAGAGGCTTACAGTAATTCGGGAGTGAATACAGATAACAACCCGCCAACAGAGCAGTAGTCAGCAGGATGATAGCAATGATGATCAACGTTAAGGGGTTCCGTGGCATACCGCGTTCTCCGTATCCCGCCGGTTAATCAGTCCGTGCCACTGCTTGCCACCGGCAAATGTCCAGCGCTTCATTTCGCCACAGGCACCCGCGATATCACCGGTATTGAGTTTCCGCAGCATCGTCGAGCGCGAGAACGCGCCGGGGCCGACGTTGTAGACGAATGAATAGATGGCCGCCCGGGTATTGTCATCAATCGGCACCTTAATCATCGGATCAACCGCACGCCGGACTTTCGTCAGGTCGTCATGCAGTAGCGCTTTACATTCAGCATCCGTATACAACTTGCCAGGCTGAATGTCACTGCCGGTATGGCCATAACATACGGTGAGCACTCCGGCCACATCACGATAAGGCATATACTCAACACCTTCATATGCGGGGATCAGCACCAGCGCACCGGCAATTGCCCCGGCAGTACAAGCGGCCATTACCTTTTTAACCAATCGCTTATTCATGATGTTCTCCGGCTTTCAACTGGAATTCCTTCCGTTTGTAATACCAGTTAACCAGGAACGTACCGACGGTACAGATGATCCCGGCAACAATGGCCCACTGATCCAGAGATAAAATGCCAAAGGCAGAGGTTATAAGCCCCCAGGCATATGCTGTAGGGCTGGAATATTTGTCAGACATGCGCATATCCACCCCCTGCGGAGTGTTCCGTATGTTGAGTGATAGGGAAATGCCACAACCGGGTTATATGTTTTAAACAGGTTAAAGTAAGGTGACTGCGGCATTATTCGGAATCCCACCAGCGGCGGGAAAGCAATAAGAAGAGCACTGTGGCCGAATACGGATTAGGTAATGAGCCTGTCGTATTCCAATGCTCTTATTATTGCGGGCAAGAAAAAAGGCCACACATGGCGACCTTTGGAATTTGTTTTATGTCACATAAGTGAAATTTCAGTATGGACGATAAAATTGAGTAAACATAAAATTAAATAGTATGTAGTTTCATACATTACCTTGTTACATGTGCTTTTTCGCCGGTTGCTACTCACCGGCTTTTTTTGTACCTGTGACCCGTCCTGAATAACCGAACATGTGAACTATCCGGAAATTCCGGAGAGTTGAACCTGTAAGTAACTCTTACGAGTTGGATTTCAGGCAATAAAAAAACCTGTGGGTGCAAAGTTTAAGTTTATAAGCAATAGATATAGGGATCACCCAATGACAATCTCTGTAACTTATTTGTACAGAGAATTCTCTCCCGGAGGTCTGGTCTTAAACCTTCTGTGTGCCCACAAGTATTGATCCGGAGCATGCATGATTTCTGTCTCAATAATTTGATTTAGCTTCTCAGCATCTGCCGAGTCATCTCCACGCGGAAAATCAGTAATTTCTTTACCAATTATTAATTCGTAAGGCCTCTTACCACTTTCATTATTTCTTACCATCGTTGCAGTAAGTATCGGGGACTTTGATAATTTGGCTATAGTTGCCACACCTTTCGATGTTGAAGCCTTCGCTATCGAAAAGAAAGGGGCGAAGATAGTGCCTTTCGTTCCAAAATCCTGATCAGGAGCAAACCAAATAGCCTGCCCGCGTTTTAGTTCAGATACCATAAACTTCAGATTCTTACGGTCGATCATCCCACTTCCGGAGCGACTTCGGCATCTTGTCTGTATATACTCCATTGCTTTATTGTTGTGGGGACGATACATCGCATTTACAGGAAAACACAGCCCCATAACTCTGCCCCCAAGTTCCAGCGACATGGAATGAATACCAATAATTAAAACACCATTATTTCTGTCATATACATCATTAAAGTTATCACAACCCGTTACTCTAAATATTTCATTAATTCTTTTGTCATTCCAGAACCAGGCAATACCGGTTTCAAATAATGCAATCCCTAAAGATGATAGATTACTTGCGACCATACTCTCTATCTGGATTTTATTTCTGTCAGGAAAACATAATTCTAAATTTTTTTTAATTATGGATACCCGCCTTTTCAGGAATAAACCAGAAAAACGACCTAACTTATCGCCTAAAAACACAAGCCATGGATAAGGCATCTGAACCAAACAGAAAAGCAACAGGATACCAATCCAGGTTAAAATGTACCTTGGGTGAAGAAGCCTGATAGAAAATTTATTCAGAGAATACATTTTTTCCTGATAAGCAATAATCACTACGTAATAAAAAGGCCTGATAATATTATCAGGCCTTGGAATTTAGTTTTTCTATTGCCTGGACAACAGCATCACCGTTTTACAAAAAATGCATTTTGCACCATGCGGATTTGATGCAGAAACATCAAAGTGCGAAGTCCGGTATTGTGTTCCACTGCAACAGGGACACTGAAAAAACAGTGCTATTATCATTGGTGCGCCTTAGAGACCCACCACATTTGATGCAGACGGACCTTTTGCCCCGTCTTCAATATTGAAGGTAACATTCTGACCTTCAAATAATGTTTTGAAGCTGTCACTCTGGATCGCAGAGAAGTGAACAAACACATCTTTGCTGCCATCTGCCGGAGTGATGAAGCCAAAACCTTTCGATTCGTTAAACCATTTTACTGAACCAGTCATTGTATTAGACATAGAATTTCCTTTAATTTTTTGATTGCCATAAGGCATATTAGGTTTGTTTTTTATTTTTACTTATGGGAATTAATTAGAAGGAATTCGCAATGAAGTGGTATCGAGGATAACGCTAAATGGTGAACGACTTTAAACTGACTAGCATAAATAGGCCTGTACTTCCAAACCAGTGAGATCATTAAGCCACAGATGTTCACATATAGCAAATTATATTATTTTATCTCTCAAATGTTACGTATCACCACACGTAAATCACAACTGATTTTAACAACTTATCTTATCTGTTTATCAACATAAAAAACCCCGTAAAAACGGGGGTTTCAGTTCATAATCAATAAGACACAGAAATAACTCTGATCACAATAGCGTCTTTTTTACGATCGTAAAGTATTAATTTTTAAATCATGTAATTTGTTCATAAATGTCCGCATACCTCCACGATGTGATGTACCGTCCATTTCCAGTTTTATATCTCCCATTATGAGCATTCCTTCCACCAGCCCTTCTGCCTTCTGGAGTTTTTTCCCTATGTGAGTGTCTGAGCACCCGTATTTCTTGGCCAACTGAATAAACGTCTTACCGAAAACATAGTAATCAAAAAGCAGATCATGCATATCGCTGTTGCGGATGTTCAGTTTTGCCATAATGCCGGATATCACCAGTGCATCATTATCAGTACATTGCTGACGACTCTTAACCTTTACGGGGATAAGCCCTTTAAACCCGGCGGCAATTGATGACCAGGTTACAGATTCCGGGTTATCCGCAACCCATGCCCCCCAGCGTTCTAATATCATCTGAATATTGCTCATCGTTTATCTCTCCGCACTCCGTACAGCGCATTAACCAAAAACACCGATCCCGTATGACCGGTTCATAAACTTAAATAACAACTCCAGCTGGCTGCCGTGTTTCCGCTCCCAGGCGTTCACATCCCGGTGTAACTCGTCATGGTGAATACGGCACAGCGGGATGGTAAAAATGTCGTGTGCCTTTGTACCGGCACCGCCGGTGCCGTGCCCGATGATGTGATGCGGGTCATCTGCCTGCTGACCACATACGCAGCACGGCTGACTCTTCACCCATTGCAGGTACTTCGGACACTCCCAGCGCTTTAACTTCGGGATCCGCATAAAACTTGCTGGTGGTTCCGGCTCTATATCAGGAACAATGACAGGTTTTATCTGCTCAACGATGTCCTGAACAATCCGGCTGTGTGAGCGCGTCCGGTGAACAATGGAATGCTCCGTCATGGTGCCGGTTATCTCTTCTTCCGGTGACTGCATCAGAATGTAAGAACAGATGAAGGCCGGAAGATGCTCACTGACACGATGCATCACAGACCAGGTGAACAAATCGGAAGGATTCAGAAGATGGCCGCCGGGCAGCCGCAGGTCGGTAAAGATACTGCGTGCCACAAATGCCCGCTGGTTGCGTAACAGAATTTTGTCCGCCTGCTGCTGGCAGTACTCTCCCTTCCTGAGAATATTGTCATGATGCCAGCACGTCCGGATAAAACCGTCTTTGTGGCGGGTCATGGTCAGTTCATGGTGATGATACGGATCTGCTTCGTCGTCAATCTGGCAATGATTTACTGATGAAACGTAATGACGAAATCCCTGTAAACCACCGGCAGCTTTTACCACGGCGGGATTGTCCAGGAAACGCAGTACCCGCTCATCTGTCAGCAGCGGCTGTGCATCTGCCGGAACGCGGCCGGACGGAATGCCATCCATTGAACGGGGAGCCGCGCTGACAACATAACGGGCACCGTTCCGGAAGTTGCAAATCTCAGCACCGGGATTAAACATCAGGATCCGGGTATCTTTCTGAACAAAGCCGGTTAACAGGTAATTCATCAGGCCACCGCCGGAGTCATCATCAGTGCCAGCAGTTCCGCTGATTTGCTCTCAAAGAAATGCGGCTGCGTTTCCCTCGGGTTTGCCGGAGATGTGATATTTTTGCCGTACAGAAGCCCCTTTGATGTGACAGACCAGAACAGTTTTTGTGTTCCCTTCGAACCCGGACGGGCTTTCTGTTCGACAATCCCCAGTTCAGCAAGACGTTTGTATGCTTTAGTCGCAGACAAGGCTCCATTGTGATTTTTCAGCAGCGTAGTCAGAGAGGTTGTCGGTCTGCTGGAGCCATCCACCGCGCCCGCCGGTGCATCAATCGCATAGGAGGGAGCCAGATCCGGAAGACCAGCCATTTTTTGCAGTTTCTGATACCCGCCCAGTTTTGAGGAATTCGACAGATTCAGCGTTTTTGCCATGGACTCCAGCAGGATAGCGCCTGCCTGTACCTTATCGGCCAGCTGTACCGCCTGCTGTGTTCCGGCCACCGCATCGAACGTGCGGATAACCTTCAGGTTGAACAGCGGGCTTATCCACATGGCATAGGCATAAACAACCTCACGGGCAACATATGTGCCCTGCTCCGTACCGCCGCGAATGGTGTTTACAGAGGCGATGCTCATATCTGAGCATCGGTCGATTTCTGAACACAATGCCTGTGTTGATTCCATCCGCATAAAGTTAGATGGCTTATGGCGCTCTTCACCCCCGGCGGCACGGTGTAAATCATTCAGGCAATAGCGACCGGCCATGTCCCGGCGCACATTAATACCGTCAACAATAATCAGATTGCTCATCGTTTATCTCTCCGCTCATTAAGCGCAGCCGTATACTGCGCCTCACATCGCCAGACCGTTTTTTCTTCTCAGTTCCCGTTGTTTTGCCGTGAAGGCCGTAAACAACCGGTTATAGACGGATACAAATTCCCGTTCGGTGAGAGTGACCCGGTTCTCTTCCGGTACCGGGTCCGTACAGCGGACCTTTTTTACTCCCCGCCGACAGGCTGCCACCAGTTCCTCATATTCGCGGACTTTCTCCTGTGCATCCGGCAATATCCGGAAAGCCATCCGGTCATTCCCGCGCCACCGGGTCGGCGTAACCGCTTCAATCTTCGCTAAAACCCTGACAGCTGACTGGCTGATACTGCGTGATACGCCGTATTTCTCCATGATGTACCCGGAGGTGATTTCAGTTCCGGCCGGTTCCTCTGCCGCAATTCGGGTGTAAAGCATCATCACGCAGCCTCCCGTTCTTTTGCGGCCTGCTCTGTGGCCTGTTTCCAGTACCCGCGAAATGCTGCTCGTCCGGCAATTTCATTCATCCGCCCAATGTAGGATTTGTATTTTGCGACCAGCTCCTGTACGCGGTTTTCTGGCTTCCAGTCGGAGGATGAGAACATTTTTCTGAAGACTTCATCGCACTCGGTGGTGTCGATGTTCTTTGAGTCCGCAGAGCGTTTAAATCCGGCGGCCGTATTCAGCCAGTATCTGAAACCGGAGTTCCAGCAGACATACTGCGTACCCTTGCTGGCGTGGTAATCGCTGAACTTCTGAAACTCGTACTGAATGTCCAGACCGGCGGCTTTGGCCTGCTCAATGTGTTCTGGTGTCGGAGCAAAGTTTTCCGGCATCACGGTTTTGCTTTTGGCTTTTCCGCGAACAGGATTAATATTTTTATTATCTGGATCTATGACTGGATCATGACTGATTCCGGGTGCAGCTCCTGCACCACTACCGGAACCATTTGCACCACCCGGTGCATCTGCTGCACCAGTCCGGGAACCATTTGCACCACTCACCCCCGCAGGATTTGCACCACAGGGTGCAGGAGATTCACCACTCACAGCGGTAGCATCCAGGCACAGATGATAAATATTTGACTGGTTCAGACCGTTGGCCGATTTTCGTGACTCAACACGAACCAGCCCCATTTTCACCAGGACATTGATGTGGTTCTGCACTGAGCGTTCAGATATTTCACACTGTTCAGCAATGTACGGCACAGACGGCCATGATTCCCCCTGGTCGTTGGCATTGTCCGCCAGTTTGACCAGTACCAGTTTTCGCAACGGGTTGCCTGTTTTTATCTGCAAAGCCCGTGCAGTTAAAATCATGCTCATGGTTTCACCTCATCCGGACAGCGTGTATACCGTTCCTGAAAGATTTTCAGCGGTTCAAAGCACGGGTGCTCATAACCGTCACGCATGAAAATCACCCGGCTGTTCTCCCGGTCGTACCGGATAACGTGAACTTTCCGTCCCCGCTTATCGGTGTAATAACGGTTCAGATTGTCAGCTGTTTCTTCAGGCATTCTGACCTCCGCTGCGGTAATAAAACTGCGACCAGCTGGCCTCCACCTTTTGCCGGTCTACCACTTCCGGTTTTTTCCGGTAGTTGTCGGCTGTGCCGCAACCCGGTATGCTTTCCACGTAACGAAGTGGTTCACTGCCGGTAACAATGCATTTGAATTGCCTTTCCGGTATTGAATGAGTTAATCTGCTCATGCGTTTGTCTCTTCACACAATTGATATGGCGCGATCGAAGCCGGGAGCCGTATACTCCCGGCTTCACCCTTTCTGAGTCCGGGTAAATAAAATAATCGTGGATTCAACCTCGTCTGTTCTGGCCTGCATGTCTCTGTAGTGTGCAGTCCGTATTGCATCCGCTTCTCCTGTGGTGATTTCTCCGTCCTCAATAGCCTTACTGATACACAGGTCCACAGCCCCGCGCATAACGGATGCCCTGACGCTCTTTTCGTATAAGTCAGTACGGCCGATTTCACTTTTTTTCGGACTGTCCACCAGCAGCATTCCGGACTCCGCCGCAACATATTCGGCATACAGCACAGTTCCGGAAACTTCCTGCATCACCATCAGGTCATGATGATCAAAGAACCGGCAGCCGTTTTTCTCATAAAACCGGTTATTGAATGACGTCAGGGACAGGCCAAGAGAACCCGCCATTGCATCACGTCCGCCGGGGACCAGACTGCACATCTCTCTTACAACTTCTTTCAGGGATTGGTTTTTCATTGCCTACTCACTTTCAGTATGAGTTGTAGTTAACCGTGCTTTTCCGTGCTGCTATGCTGATAAAATGCAGGGTTGTACTTAAGTCCTCCATTTGTAATTCGCTCAATAATTAACGCTTGTTTTTCGGGAATAGTTTTCTTCCAGCGGCAAACTGCCGGATGACTGATATTAAGAGCTGCGGCTGTTTTTTTTACTCCGCCGAAAAAATGAAGAACATCTCTCTTCAACATTTGTACGACTCCTCAGACCTTTGAATACAAGAAAGGTAACAAAAGGTACAATTACATGCAAACACATTTCACATCATTGTGATGTAACATTGGTTACATGAAAACGGAAATGAACGAACGCATCAAAGCTCGTCGTACGCAACTCAATATGACGCAACAATCCTTGGCAAAAATGCTCGGGGTCTCACGCGTATCCGTTACAAAATGGGAGACTGGTGTCACAAAACCAGATGGTGAAAACCTTCACATGCTGGCTAAATCACTGGATGTCTCTCCTGAATGGTTACTATTTGGCGGAAATGAACCACTTTCGACTGAACTGGTATCTGCAAGAAAAACCATTGCTGTCAAACAAATCCCTGTTATATCGGCCGTACAAGCCGGTGACTGGACATCAACATACGCATCAGCAACTATTGATGATGTACTTCGCTGGGTTAACACAACCGCCCGGGTATCTGAAAGTGCGTTTGGCCTTGATGTTAAGGGTGATTCAATGACAAACCCAAATGGGGCACCAACAATCCCTGAAGGTTCAACAGTCATTGTTGAAACACAATTTGGAAGTATAGAAGATCTATATGGAAAAATTGTTGTTGCAATACTCGATGGCACATCAGATGCCACAATCAAAAAACTAGTCTGGGATGCTCCCTATACCTACCTGATTCCGCTGAACCCCAATTTCAAACCGATAGTAGTCAATGGTAACTGTCGAATCATTGGCAGGGTTATTCAGGTTATTCAAAACATCTGATTTATCCCTCCCTCATTTGCCTTATCTATGCAGCAATGTAACTTTTTTTACATTAACTATTGACCGCAAATGTAACTTAAGGTACTTTTTATTTCATGTAAGAGGTACTATTTTTTACATGAGGCCAATATGAACCAAGAACCAATCATCACCACCAACAACATGTCAGCAGACGAAGTTGCGGCGTGGATCACTGAAAAAGCCCGAGCGCTTCAAAAACTGCAATCACTCCGTGCTGAGCGTCAAAGAGAGATCCGTGACCACGAGCGCACGATGGCCCGCCTAGATGAAGACATCGCCAGATGGGAAGACCTCTGTGCTTTAACAGTAAATCCGCAGTAACGGCTGCGTATCTGAATAACTGTGTGAAGAGTATCAATTAGTGTGGGGAGATAGACGTTATGACAACTGAAAATGAAAAAAACAGCCAGGTATTAATTGCCCCGGCTGATATGACAGGAGCAGAGCTACATACTCACTTGTCAAAATTATTTTATCCATTTGTCGCGTTTAAACAAAAGACCGAAATGGTAAATCACCATATTAATCTTTTGTTATTGGCCTTAACTGACGCGGAGAATGTGGCTAAGACATCTTTAGATATATCCAGCCGCTACCCAGGATCCACCCTTCAAGCGGATCTATGTCAAAATTATCAGCGGGTGATGGCATTGCAAGTTTTTCTAAAAAACTTCGCGCCTTTTCCGGAAGATTAAATTCAGAAAGCGGTTTTTGTAAAACCAGTAATTTCGCCTTGTTACTTAATTCATTGAATTGCTCAGGAAGCATGCCAATTTTAGAGTAAATAAATGAATATAATGTTTCTTGTGGTGACTGTTTGTACCAAATATCAGTCTCCGTATCGCGATGCTGATATAGCGCAATTTCAAGAAGAAATAAAAACCGTGCTTTTTTACGAATTGAAAATGAGACGGGTTCATTCCACTCAAAAGAATATGGACCGACATTATGATACTTACAGAGTGTGCTGCCAATTGTCTGCCATAAATTTGCATACTTAGACATTCTATATCCTCTTGGTTGTGTGAGAACACCAAGATACCACTGCCGCCCGAGGTGGTTAAACAACCGGGCACGAATATTGTGAGGAGAGACGACCCCATAACAATAATTATGCAGCATCATTAGCGGTCGTGCATAACACGGTGCAGTCCACCTGTCGGCCGCCATTTTTTTACAAACATAAGTCCACCGGTGTAAATCGTCCTGCCGGATAGATACCTTGCCTGACCGCCGGTGGACTTATCTTTGTGTGAAGAGACAACGAAAGGAAAAACGCGATTAGCGAGAATAACCATATGACCAATATCCCGGACTTTCTCTACGGGTTAGATACCGGTGTGTTTAAAAACCGACATTCAAAATCTATACCGGTAAATTCAAAGCTTAATTATTTTATGCCGCTTTAACCGACAGTATTTTTACTGCCCGCACCAGAGAATAAATTAGTTTAATAAAATATATAATCTTTATTTTAAAGAGGATATACATCATGTCAGAACAGGATAAGCCAAGTGTTAAGATTAATATTACAGTGACTTTAAATGAAGCGCCCTGCATTAATGTTGAGGTAAGTAAGGAATTCAACATACCTGAAAATGCACCTTATATAGCCTCTTTTTTAGAAAAAATCGGTGAACATATTGCCAGTGAAGGAACGACTACAGAGGCTATAAAAAAAGCAATAAAAGACACTATTAAAAAAAGAAATATTCACTGAAGCTACGCTCTTCTTATATCTGAACAGTCTTAATCGTATACGGTGATGTGCAGAGTGTGACTATGAAAATGTTAACTTTGGATGAATGGGCAGAAGACCGGTACAGGAGCCGCCCGCCTAAACTGGGAACATTACAGCGGTACGCCCGATGTGGCCTGTTTTTCCCACCGGCACAGAAAGAAGGTGGTATTTGGCGCGTGAGAGAAGATGCCGAACTTGTCGGTAATTTAATCTCACCGGTGATCAGCAAAAGTGACAATCCCAGGCTGCAAAGGATTTTAACTGATGGCTGCCAGACCCCGTAAAAATAATATCAATATCCCCAACCTGTACCCGTTTTTCAGCCGAAAAACCAGCAAGGTGTACTGGCGGTACAGACATCCCGTCACCGGGAAATTTCATTATCTCGGTGACAATGAGGAAGAGGCCAAAATAATTGCGGTTGAGGCTAATTTGCGACTGGCTGAACAGCGGAGCCGTCAGGTAATGGCGATCAGTGATCGGATGGCAAAAATAAAAGGCAAAGAAATCACGGTTAATACCTGGCTGGAGCGGTACCAAAAGATCCAGGCGGAACGTCTGGCAGACGGTGAAATAAAACAGAATACCTTTAAGCAGAAACAGAAACCTGTAGCACTGATGCGTCATGCGTTGTCACAAAAACCATTACCGGCAGTCGATGCCCGCGATATTGCCGATATTCTGGAGCAATATAAGGCCAGTGGTCAGCACCGGATGGCCCAGGTTATCCGTTCGGTATTGATTGATGTATTCAAAGAGGCACAGTATGCCGGTGAAGTTCCGCCCGGATATAACCCTGCCCTCGCAACAAAGCAACCACGGCGAAAGGTCACCCGGCAACGACTTAGTCTGGAAGAATGGCAGAAAATTTATGATATCGCCTGTAAAGACCATAAATATCTCGGAAATGCCATGTTGCTGGCTGTTGTTACCGGACAGCGCCTCGGAGATATTTCAGAAATGAAATTCCGTGATATATGGGATGACCATCTGCATGTCATCCAGCAAAAAACCGGAACACGGCTTGCTATCCCCCTCTCCCTTCGGTGTCAGGCTCTCAATATCAGCCTGCGGGATGTGATTGCCGGATGCCGTGATCTGTATGTCAGCAAATATTTAGTCCACTACACACGAAGTACATCACAATCACAGCCCGGCGGACAGGTAACCGCAAATACCCTGACCACCAACTTTAAAAAAGCCAGGAATAAAACCGATATCGACTGGGGAGAAGGAACACCGGCAACATTTCATGAAATGCGATCATTGTCGGAGCGTTTATACCGGGAACAGGGAATTAATACCAAAAACCTGCTGGGCCATAAAAACCAGCAGCAAACGGATAAATATCATGATGATCGAGGTAAAGATTGGATAAGGGTGTTGATATAATATTTTATTGGCTCATAGTTGAACTTACATATCAGCCTTCCAAGATAAATGTTAGACTTGTGCCAGAAGCGAGTTGTGTTACGCAGTCATAGTGGTTGAAAAGCAATAGTATTAATATTGTAAATAAAAATTAGTTATAGACTCCAACCATTCGTTAATTTATATTTCGAAGTGAAATTTTCATATGTTATCAATAGCTATCGCGCCCTAAATTTTAGTATAGATTTTCACAAAAAAACCAACACCAATACATACTTCTTCATAAAACACATTGGACACGAATAAATTAAATTCTAATTTAACAATTAATATTTTTAACTTTACTTAAGCAATAAATTAAAATGGAAATTTTTGAACATTAATCATAACTTAATGTATGACTGGTATGAATTATTAAGAGATATATTAAAAAATGAGTACGGTTTTGATAACACAGTCATAAACTTACTTTCAGAAAATGGCTTACCATTTAAGACTATTTATCCTGAAGAGCGAAGAATAATTTCTAAACCTCGAGTTTTACATGAGTCTCTCTTATTTCACTGCCTTCCAGAGATGGTTAATGGCTGGGATACATAAAAAGAAAGGATTATAAACGGAGACAATCTTACCCCATATCTGAGCAAAGGAATAAAGGATTTAGGCTATCAAGACAAAATGTTGAATAAATGGGTAATTCATTGCTTTCATTTAGGAAATAATATGAGAGAAGGATTCATCGAAAGAACAGGCCCTTTGCTATTTGCATTCGTCACGGAGCAAGACTTTTATGCTATAAACATTTACAAACATAATGATTGGACAGAAAATAAAATATTACAAACAATGCATGATAATTGGCCACAATTAATATCAGCTTACAAAGCGCCCAATATAACAAAGATATCTGAAACTATAACACCTTCACAAAGGACCTCTTTGCGAAAAATAAATGGCAATTCATTTTTTACTGCAAAAGATGGCACAGTATATATGCCAACAGGTGGAGGAAGTGTAGCTAGTGGATATAATTTATCAACAACAATAAAGGTAATGAGGACTAGAAGATATATTAATATTATTAGTGAAATTCTGGATTCATTATCTGAGGAAATAAGAAAAGCCTTACTCAAGTCAGGATATTTAGAGGGTAAAAATATAGATGCAAAATTAATAATATTAAACACAGGTTATCTTATATACTTTCCAAAAAACGAACTGATGTTAAATATACTACATACTATATCATAA